CTGACCACGAAGATGCGGCTGCGCGACGCGCTGCGCCACATCCTGCTCGGCGGTCTGATCGCGGCCGGGATGGGGAGCCTGTCGATGGCGATCATCACGTCTTGGCTCAGCCTGCCGCCCGAAGCGATCCCGGCCGGGGGCGCGGCCGGATCGGCCGCCTATCTGGTCGGCGTCTTCGGACCTGCCTTCATCGAGGTGATGCTCGCCCGCCTGCGCCACGCCGGGAAAGGCGGTGGCGATGCATGACCTTCTCCGTCTCGCGCGCTCCCTGCGCTGCGACCCGGCCGATCCCGGCCAGGCTTTCCGCCACCGACTGGGCGTCGGCATCGCCATTGCCGCGCTGATCCTGATCCTCTCGCTTCTGGGGTGATTTCCATGCAGATGACTGCCAAGAAAATGTCTGATCGCGGCCTTCTGGCCCTCGTCCGGCACGAAGGCATCGTGCCCGGACCCTACCGTGATGTGAAACAGGTCTGGACCTTTGGCATTGGCCACACCGCCGCTGCCGGGGCACCCGATCCGGCCGCGATGCCGCGCGGCATGCCCGCCAATCTAGATGCAGGGATCCGCGAGGCTTTTGGGGTCTCCCGCGCCGACCTCGCGCGCTACGAGGCCACGATCCTGCGCGCTGTGAAGGTGCCGCTCGAACCGCACGAATTCGATGCGCTGGTTTCCTTCCACTACAACACAGGCGGCATCTCCAAGGCGGCGCTCACCCGGCACCTGAACGCGGGCGACCGGGCTGTCGCCGCCGCAGCCTTCATGGGCTGGCTCAAACCCGCTGCGATCCGCCCGCGCCGGGAGGCCGAGCGCGATCTCTTCGCAACGGGCCGCTATCCCGCCGGCACCATTCCCGTCTGGTCGGTGGATCGCAGCGGACGCGTCGATTTCTCGCGACCGATCCGGCGTCTGACCGAGGACGAGGCGCTGGCGCTGCTGCGCCCCGCAAGCGTGCCGGTGCCGAGACCATCCGTGCCTGCCGCCACACCTGAACCGGCAATCGGCTGGCTTGCCCGGCTGAGCGCCTTCTTCTCCACCCTGATCCGGAGGGCCTGATCCCCATGCGCTACATCCGTCCGACCTCGCTCACCTGGTGGGCGGGGTGCCTCGCCATGCTCACTGGCATCGCCTCCCTCGCGTTACCCGCCACCGGGCCGCTCGGGGAACTCTCACGCTTCGTCGCGCTGCTTGCAGGTTCAGGCGACGCCTCGCCCGCGGGCCTGATGTTCCTCGGGCTCGGCCTGATCGGCCTGCGGGACCGGATCGAGCGCGGGTTCCGCGGCGATGCTTGAGTTCCTCGCAGGGATCATCCTGGGCGGGGGTCTCGGCGTTTTCGTCGTCGCCCTCTGCGTCGCGGCCGCGCGCGGGGATCACGACGATGGCTGAGTTCCTGATCTGGCTGGTTGCAGGTCTCGGCGCGATCGGAGGCGTCGTCCTCGGTCGGGTCTGGGGCCGCGTGGAAGGCGAACGCCAAGGCAAACGGGAGGCGGAACGCGATGCCATGGAAGACAAGAGCAAGCGTCTCGAGCGTGGGCGGGATGCGGTCCGTGACGGTCGCGGTGCTGGCGATCCTGCTGACCGGCTGCGCCGCAACGATGGGCGCTGGTGATGCGGGCTGCGCCTCCTATGCCGAGGCGCGGCTGGCCCGGCCGCCTGTCTCTGCCGTCGCCGCCATGCCCCTGGAATGGGCGACATGGATCGCCGATCTCGACGACCGAATGACAGGAACCTGCCGATGAAATCCCTCTCGCCCGCGTTGCAGGCCCATCTCGACGACGGCACGACCACGCTCGCCTGGTGCTGGCGGATCACCCGCGCCGACTGCGTCGCCTTCGGCTTCACCGACCACGACCGGACGCTGAGCTTCGACGGGACCGACTTCGAGCCGGAAAGCGGCCTGACGGCGTCCGAGGTTCGCTCGGGCTCGGACCTGTCGGTCGATGCGCAGGATGCGGAAGGCGTGCTGACCTCGGACCGCATCACCGAGACCGATATCCTCGACGGCCGATGGGACAACGCGGCCGTCGAGGTCTGGCGCGTGAACTGGGCCGATACCGCGCAGCGCGTTTTGATGCGGCGCGGGGCTATCGGCCAGATCCGCCGCGGGCGGCTGGCCTTCGTCGCCGAGGTCCGCTCGCTCGCCCATGTGCTCGGGCAGACGGTGGGGCGAACCTTCCAGGCGAGTTGCGACGCGGCGCTCGGCGATGCGCGCTGCGGCGTCGATCTGGAGGGCTCGGCCTTCAAGGGCAACGGTGCCGTCATCGATCTCCTGCGCGACAGGGCCTTCACCGCCTCGGGCCTGGGAGCATTCATCTCCGGCTGGTTCACCTTCGGCACGCTCGACTGGACGAGCGGCGCGAATGCGGGGCGGCGCACCGAGGTACTGGGTCATGATGTCACAGACGGTGTTGCGATCCTGACCCTGCTCGAGGCGCCAGTGCGCGCGATCGCCGAGGGCGATGCCTTCACCATCCGTACGGGCTGCGACAAGCGGATCGAGAGCTGCGGCGCGAAGTTCGCCAACACCGCCAATTTCCGGGGCTTCCCCCATATCCCCGGCCAGGACGCCGTTCTGCGCTATGCCACCAAAGACGGCGGCCACGACGGGGGTGTGCTGTGAAGCCCGCCGATCCGGATCGGGTAATAGCGGTTGCGCGGTCCTGGCTCGGCACGCCGTACCACGACCAGGCAACTCTAAAGGGTGTCGGCTGCGACTGCCTCGGGCTGGCCCGAGGCGTCTGGCGCGAGGTCGTCGGCCCCGAGCCCTTCCCGATCCCGCCCTACAGCCGGGACTGGGGTGAGACCGGACCTCGCGAGGTGCTGGCCGAGGGCGCGGGGCGCATGATGATCGAGGTGTCGCCCGCCGAGGCCAGTGCCGGTGCGCTGGTTCTCTTTCGCATGGATCGCCGCGCCATCGCCAAGCATGTCGGGATCCTGACCGGGCCCGACACTTTCCTTCACGCCTACGAGCGGCTCGGCGTGATCGAGGAGCCTCTCACGGCAGCCTGGCGGCGGCGCATCGCCTTCGCCTTCCTGTTTCCGCAACGCTGAGATCCTGACATGGCCACCCTCATTCTCGGCGCCGCCGGTGCCGCCATCGGCGGTTCGATCGGTGGCGCGATCCTCGGCGTCAGCGCCGCGACCATCGGCGGCTTCATCGGCTCCACCATCGGCTCGGTCGTCGACAGCTGGATTGTGTCCTCGCTCGCGCCGACGCAGCGGATCGAAGGGGCGCGGCTCGACAGCTTGCGCATCACGTCCTCGACCGAGGGAGCCGTGATCCCGCGGCTCTATGGCCGGATGCGGATCGGCGGCAACATCATCTGGGCCACCGATTTCCGCGAGGAGACGAAGACCAGCACGCAGGGCGGCGGCAAGGGCGGCGGGGGCGGCAAGGTCAAGACAACCGAATATCTGTACTATGCAAGCTTTGCCGTGGCGCTCTGCGAGGGGCCGATCACCGGGATCGGGCGCATCTGGGCCGACGGAAAGCCGATGGACCTCTCGGGCGTCACCTGGCGCTGGTATCCCGGCGACGAGGCGCAGGCGGCCGATCCATTCATCGCGGCGAAGATGGGCGCGGCCAACACGCCCGCTTATCGCGGCACGGCCTATGTCGTTTTCGAGGAACTGCCGCTGTCGAGCTACGGCAACCGCCTGCCGCAGCTTTCCTTCGAGGTGTTCCGGCCGCTCGCCGACCCCGACACAGCCGAGGGGCTGACCCGCGCCGTCACCCTGATCCCGGCCTCGGGCGAGTTCACATATGCCACCCAGGCCATCCGCAAATCCTCCGGCGGCGCGACTCAGGCCGAAAACCTGAACGCGCTACCCGACACCGCCGACATGGTGGTCGCGCTCGACCGCCTGCAGGCCATGGCGCCGGCCGTCGAGAGCGTCAGCCTCGTCGTCGCCTGGTTCGGCGACGACCTGCGCGCGGGTTCCTGCAATCTGCGCCCGGGCGTCGAGGTCACGGCGAAATCCACGGCGCCGGTCGGCTGGTCGGTCAATGGCGTCAGCCGCGCCAATGCCATCCTCGTCAGCCGCGACGCTGAAGACCGCCCTGTCTATGGCGGCACGCCCGCTGATTTTGCCGTGGTACAGGCGATCCGGGAGATGAAAGCGCGTGGGCTGCGTGTGACCTTCTATCCGTTCACCCTGATGGACGTCCCGCCCGGCAACACGCTGCCGAACCCGTATTCCGACAACGCCGCCGAGATGGGACAGCCGACATTCCCCTGGCGCGGCCGGATCACCTGTTCGCCCGCGGCAGGCTATGCCGGGAGCGTGGACAAGACAGCCACGGCGTCTAGCCAGGTCGCAGCCTTTTTCGGCAGCGCGGCCCCCTCTGACTTCGCGATCTCGGGCGACACCGTCTCCTGGACCGGCCCGTCCGGGGACTGGGGCCTGCGCCGCATGATGCTGCACTACGCCCATCTCTGCGCGGCGGCGGGCGGGGTCGATGCCTTCCTGATCGGCTCGGAGATGCGCGGGCTGACCACCATCCGCTCGGGTGCCAGCAGCTATCCGGCCGTCACCGCGTTCAAGGCACTCGCCGCCGATGTTCGCGCCATTCTCGGGGCTGGCACGGAGATCGGCTATGCGGCCGACTGGTCCGAGTATTTCGGGCATCACCCGGGCGACGGCTCGGGCGATGTGTTCTTCCACCTCGATCCGCTCTGGGCCGATCCGGAGATCGATTTCGTCGGTATCGACAATTACATGCCGCTCTCCGACTGGCGCGACGGCTTCGAGCATGCCGACGCGGCCGAGGGCTGGCCCGCGATCTACGACCGGGCCTATCTGCAGGCGAACATCGCGGGCCGTGAGGGATTCGACTGGTTCTATGACAGTGCCGCCGACCGCTCTGCGCAAGTCCGGACCCCGATCACGGATGGCGCAGCCGGCAAGCCATGGGTCTTCCGCTACAAGGATCTGCACGGCTGGTGGTCGAACCTGCATTACAATCGCCCAGGCGGGGCGGAGAGCGGCACGCCGACAGCATGGGTGCCGGAATCGAAGCCCATCCGCTTCACCGAACTCGGCTGCCCGGCCATCGACCGGGGCACCAACCAACCCAACGTCTTCTTCGACCCGAAATCGTCGGAGAGCTTCACGCCGTATTTCTCGCGGGGCTGGCGCGACGACACCATCCAGCGCGGCTATCTCGAGGCGACCTATTTGTTCTGGGGTGAGGCAGCGAACAACCCGCTGTCCTCGGTCTACGGCGGCCGGATGGTCCAAGTGCCGGAATGCGCGGCTTGGACCTGGGACGCGCGGCCGTATCCGTTCTTCCCCGAACTGACCGATGTCTGGACCGACGGACCGAACTGGCGGCTCGGCCATTGGCTGACCGGCCGCCTCGGGGCGGTGTCGCTCGCCGCGCTTGTGCGGCACCTCTGTCTACGCGCGGGATTGTCCGACGATCGCATCGACGTCACCGGCCTCTGGGGCGCGGTCGAGGGCTATGCCATCGGCGCGCTGGAAAGCCCGCGGGCCTCGATCACCACGCTGGCGCGGCATTTCGGCTTCGACGCCGTGGAGACCGAAGGCGTGATCCGCTTCGTCATGCGTGGGCGGGCGGCGGCGGCGAGCGTCGCACCGGACGATCTGGTAGCCGCCCGCGAGGGCGACGTGTTGGAGCTGACGCGCGGCCAGGAGACCGAGCTGCCGCAGGCCCTGAAATGGCAAGTCGCGCGGGCGGACGAGGATTACGACGCCGCGCAAGTCGAGGCCCGGCGCATCACCGTCGACACCACACGCATCGCCTCCGAAAGCTTTCCCATGGCGGTGCCGCCGGAGGAGGCCGAGCGCCGTTGCCGCCGCGCGCTGATGGAAGCGTGGACCGGCCGTGAAAGCGCGGCTTTCCGGCTGCCGCCCTCTCGGCTGGCACTCGACCCGGCCGATGTGGTTATGCTCGCCCATGACGGCCGGTCCATCCCGCTGCGGCTCATCTCGATTGCCGACGCCGACGCGCGCGGCATCGAGGCCGTCCGCCAGGACCGGGAGGCCTACGACCTCCCGCCCGGCGCGCCGCGACCCTCGACGCTGTCGCAGGCCGTGGTGTTCGGTGCGCCCGAGGCGGTCCTCCTCGACCTGCCGCAGCTCACCGAGGACCAGGCCGCGCATCGGCCATTCGCGGCGGCGCATGCCGTGCCTTGGCCGGGCGAGATGGCGGTGTTCCGCAGCCCCTCTTCGGACGGGTTCGACCTGCTGACCACGTTTGGCAGCCGCGCCCGTCTCGGCACGCTGGTCTCGGACTTCTACGCGGGCCCGACGTCGCGCTTCGATCTCGGGAATGCGCTGATCGTCAATCTGCTCACCGGCACGCTGGAAAGCGTGACAGACCTGACCCTCTTCGGTGGGGCGAACGCACTCGCTATCGAGAGTGCGCCCGGCGTCTGGGAGATCGTGCAGGCGAGCGAGGCCGAGCTGATCGCCCCGGGCCGGTATCGGCTCACCCGGCTCCTTCGCGGCCAGCGGGGCACCGAGGGCGTCATGGGCAACCCAGCTCCGGCCGGCGCGCGGGTCGTGGTGCTCGACGACAGCCTCGCCTCGCTGCCGATCGCCGTAGCCGATCTCGGCATCCCGTGGAACTGGCGCATTGGTCCAGCCAGCCGCCCTGTCAGCGACGAAACCTATGCCGTGCAGGCCTTCACGCCCGCAGGCGTCGGGCTGCGGCCGTTCTCCGTCGCCCATGTCGCGCAGCCGTGGCGAACGCCGCGCACGCCCGGCGATCTGACGATCCGGTGGACGCGCCGGTCCCGCGCGCTTTCCGCCGACAGCTGGGGCGGGCTGGAGGTGCCGCTGGCCGAGGAACTGGAGGCCTACGAGGTAGAGATCCTCGACGGCGCCACGGTGAAGCTGGTGCTGAGCACGGCCACCACCAGCGCGCTCTACACCGCCGCCCAGCAGACCGCCGACTGGGGCGCGCTGCTCGGCCCCGGCGATACGCTCGACATCCGCATCTACCAGCTCTCCGCCCTCGTGGGGCGGGGCGCGCCCAAGACCGTCACGCTCCTGTTCTGAGGCTTTTCCTATGTCCGATGCCACGACCCATCTCCTGCTGCCGTACATCCTGGCGGCACAGGCCCAGAAGCACGTCACCCATAACGAGGCGCTGCGGATCCTCGATGGACTGGTCCAGCTCTCCGTCCTCGACCGGGACCTGACCGCGCCGCCCGGAAGCCCCGCCGATGGCGACCGCTACATCGTCGGCTCGGGCTCGACAGGCGAATGGGCGGGCTGGGATCTGAACGTCGCCCTCTGGTCCGACGGTGCCTGGCTGCGCCTGCCGCCGCAGAATGGCTGGCGGGCATGGGTCGAGGACGAAGGGCTGCTGCTGGTCTACGACGATGCGGGCTGGATCGGCACCACGCCCGCGACGCTGCAGGATATGGCGCTGCTCGGGCTCGGCATCACTGCCGACTCGTCGAACCCGTTTTCGGCCAAGCTCAATGCCGCGCTCTGGACGGCGAAGACCGTCGCCGAAGGCGGAACCGGCGATCTCTTCTATACCATGAACAAGGAGGCCGTCGGCGACGATCTGGGGCTCACATTGCAGACCGGATTCGTGACGAAGGCTCTGCTCGGCCTCTTCGGATCGGATAGGTTCCGCCTCGCGGTCTCGCCCGACGGCACCACCTTCTTCGATGGGCTCATCGTTGACAACGCCACCGGCATCGTCGATCAGCCCCGTCTGCCCCGGTTCAAGGCCTACACGAACTACGACAACTATGTCGGCGTCGGGACGTGGACGAAGATCGGTATCAACAACAGCGACATCAACGACCAGGGGGCGTTCGACGCTGGGAACAACCACTTCGTGGCCCCTGTCGACGGCACCTACCTCTTCGGCGCGACGCTCCTCTACAAGATCAACGCGAGCGCCACTGCGCGCATGCGCGGACGGCTTGTGCTGAACGGCACGACGGAAATTCGCGGCTCCCTCGGCGAAATCTCCGCCACCCACGTCTCGCTCGCCACCGCCATCTGGCTGCAGACGATGGTCCCGCTCACCGCGGGCGATACCGTCGAGCTGCAGGGGTATTTCCGGGTCGCGGACGGCTACTTCGCGGCAGACCACACATCCTTCTGGGGCTGCAAGATCGGTTGATCGCAGCGTCCGCACTGAAGTCAAGCTCAGGAGGACTGCACACCTTCCGCGCAGATCTCGATCTGATCTTCGTCGGACAGAAGCCAGGCCGACAGGAGTTCAGCCGAGGCGGTCACCTGATCCGGCTTTCGCAGGGCGCACTCCCACACCGTCGCCACACGCCACCCGTCTTCCAGAAGCGTCGCGCGAACGGTCTTGTCCCGAGCAACGTTCGCGTCGAACTTTGCCTGCCAGAACTCCGGGCGAGTCGACGGCGTGGTGGTGTAGCGACATCCCTCGTGACGATGCCAGAAGCAGCCATGCACGAAGACCACGGCGCGGTACTTCGGAAGAGCGAGGTCCGGCCGCCCGTGAACCTTGCTGGAATGAAGCCGGAAGCGAAAGCCGCGCGTGTGCAATGCCCGCCTGAGAGCCAACTCAGGCTTCGTGTTCTTGCCCCGTATTCCCGACATCATTCGGGAACGCGTCTCTTGGTCCACGATATCTGTCATATGCTCCCTGGCTTTCGTCCTTGAACCTGGTATACACCGGCTGAATGAAATTCGTCAGGAGCCTGATTTGCCTTCCACTTTCGGCATTGTCGATCTGTTTGCCGGTCCAGGCGGCCTTGGCGAGGGGTTCGCGTCCCTCGTCCAGGACGGCCATGCGCCGTTCCGGATCGGCATCTCGGTCGAGAAGGAGGCGTCGGCCCATCGAACCCTGACGCTGCGTGCCTTTCTACGTGAGTACCGTGGACGTCATGGCGTCTTGCCGAAAGAGTTCATCGATTTCCATGCCGGGCTGGCATCCGAACCGGACTGGTCAGCCGTCGATGCCGAAGCGTGGCAGCATGCCACCGACGAAGCCCGCGCGCTCGAGCTCGGCACCGGGGCTGCGGCGACCGCCATCGATGGCGCCATCGCGATGCTGAAGGCAAAGTACGACGACACGATCGTGATCGGCGGCCCGCCCTGTCAGGCCTATTCCCTGGTGGGACGCGTTCGCTCCAGAGGCAAGGTCGGTTACGTCCCGGAGGAGGATGCGCGGCACTATCTCTTTCGCGAGTACATCCGGGTCCTCGACAAGCTTCGCCCGGCCGCATTCGTGATGGAAAACGTGAAGGGCATGCTTTCGTCCACCGTCGAGAGCCGACTTGTCTTCGAGATGCTGATGGAGGATCTGTCCTCGCTCGGCACGGGCCATGCCCATCACTACGAACTTCGTGCCGTCCGGGTCGAGGATGGCAAGGCCAGCCTGCAGGAGGCGGCACAGCCTTCTGATTTCATCGTGCGCGCCGAGGCGTTTGGCCTTCCGCAGCGTCGCCACAGGGTGATCATCGTCGGGATCCGTTCGGACCTCGCAGGACGGGCCGCCGATGCGGAGATCGCTGTGTCCGGGATGGCGCGGACCGTCCGCGATGTCATCGAAACGATGCCCGCCTTGCGAAGCGGTATCAGCCGCGGGCGCGACGACGCGGCTGCCTGGCGCGGAGAGGTCCTCGACGCCGCAAAGCTGCTGGCCGGCATCTCCAAGGGGAAGGAGAAACATGCGCTCCGCGAAGCGTTCCTGACCGTTTCGGAGCGAGTGAAGGAAGACCCGCCTATCGTTCGGGCCGCGTCACGGTTGCCGGACGACTATGGCAATTCGAACGATGAGTTGCTGCAGTGGATCGAGCGACCGGAACTTCGCGCGATTGCCCAGCACGAGACGCGCGGGCACATGGCGTCGGATCTGGGCCGCTACCTGTTTGCTGCCGTGTTCGGGACCGTCCGTGGCTACAGCCCGAAGGCCGCCGATTTTCCTCTGGTGCTCAGCCCCGATCACCGCAACTGGCACAGTGGTGTCTTCAATGACCGCTTCCGGGTTCAGCTGGCGGACGAGGCATCGACCACGGTCACGAGCCACATCTCGAAAGATGGCCACTACTTCATTCACCCCGATCCGATCCAGTGCCGGAGCCTGACGGTGCGCGAAGCTGCTCGGCTGCAGACATTTCCCGACGATTACCTGTTTCTTGGCAACCGCACGCAGCAGTATGTCCAGGTCGGAAACGCCGTGCCTCCGTTTCTTGCGAGGCAGATTTCGAGATTGCTCCTTTCAGCTTTGGGCTCTAGATCCGTTGGCGCCGATCAGCGCGGCCTTAGCATCGTCAATTGA